AGTATGGTCTTTCATAGAATAAGTTTTTTCTTTATCATAGATATAATCAATACACAATAAAATAGTTCTAAAGATTCTATCTATATTGCTTTCGTCCTTAACCATATCTATCTTAGTTTGTAACGTAAGATTAGGATACTTCATTACAATACCTAAATTTTCAGTCAATTGTATTTTATTATTATGGTTTTCGTCTTTAAATATTTCTATCGCTTCTATATTAAATGATACTGGTATCGTATTTTTACAAGTAGGACAATCATATTTTAATTCTATAACTTCTCCTTTAGCTTTACCTCTTAACCATAAGAAAATATATTCAACATCAAATGTTGGTAAATCATCAACATCAATATCACCAAAAACACAATTCTTAATTACTGTTTTAGTTGCATCTACTATTTGTTGTTCTTCTTCACTCTCCATAGCAAGAAGAAGAATCTTTTCTTCTTTAACTAAGAAAGGTCTATATTTTAATTCTTTACCATTTGAAGGTAATTTTAAAGTATACTCTGGTACTGCAATCTTTGGTAATCCCATCTCATTAACTCCTTAATATAAAATAATATTGTTATTAATTTCTATTGTTCCTCAAACCCATCTTCACTAGAACCTGTTGCACCACCAAATAAATCCTCTCGTTGTTGAGGTGATAAAGTTTTATCTATAACTCCATCAGTACTAGCTCTTCTTTGCTTTGGTGTTAAGTCTATTAGTTCAGCACCACCCTTAGCAGATGTTTCTTGTTTTCCTTTATCAAATTCTGTATCACAATATCTATACTGCCATCCAACAGTTAATGACAGTATGGTAGAAGTATTTCCATAACTTAAATCTATCTGTGAAATTGATTTTGGATAAGCATCATGCAATGTAGTTGTTAAAACAGATTTTTGTTGTCTATCTAATTTTCTTATCTCGACAGTTGACTTGTATGAATCATAAAAACCAACATGGTTATCTTCTGGCTGAACCATTAATTTCATCCAATCTTGAAATATTTTAAGTTCTAACATATCCTCATGCATATGAAAAGAACAACTAAAATCACCATATATTTTATTTTGAGCATAACCCCGATAACCAGCATTTTTATCTCCAGTATTAATTGCCAATGCTGGAATTGTAGCAGTATGACAATTTAAATTCATTCTTTGTATTAAATCATTATTAGATGTACCTTTTGGAAAGATAGAAACTTCATACAATGATGGTCTTGCAAATGATCCACTAGTCATACCTATAAAGTCATGTATAGATTTTTTTCTACCACTACCCACCTTACTACCTGCAAGGCCTCCTGACAATTTCTCAGATATAAGAGCTTTACCCTTATTAATAGCCTTATGTGCAAATGAATTCAGATTCTTTGCTGCGTTAAAGTCATCCATCCAAGCCATTTCTTCTCTCCGTATTATAAATACAATTAAACATTATACTATATTTATAAGACATATATGAAAAAGTATCCTAGAATTGGCAAATATAAAGTAAAGAATAAAGAGAAATATGTGGCTAATTTACAGGAATGTCAATATAGGTCTAGTTGGGAACTAAGATATATGAAGTATCTTGATAATGAACCTAATGTCATAGAGTGGGCATCAGAGAATATTGTCATACCCTACTACAATCCAGTAGAGAAGAAAACAAGACGATACTTCGTGGATTTCTATGTCAAGGTCTTATCTAAAACAGGGGCTATTAAAAAGTACATTATTGAGATAAAACCAGCAGTACAATGTAATCCACCTAAAAAACCTAAGAGAATGTCATCTAGGTACAAGAATGAATTAAAGGCATACTTTCGTAATCAAAGTAAATGGAAGGCTGCTCGTAGGTGGGCAGAAAAGAGGGATTGGGAATTTATAGTAATAACAGAAAAAGAACTAGGGATTAAATAAATATGGCATTTTATAAAACTATAGAAGGTGATAAGGTAGCAAACCTTCAATCAGGTAATATGTATTTCTACAAGTATGAACCACTAACACCTGTATCTGTATGGTATGATAAATTTCCTTTGGTGTTTATTACTAGAAAGAGAGGAAACTCTGTTGAAGGTATTAACTTCCATTACTTATCTATACCATACCGACATATGTTATACGATGCTTTAATACCATTCTTTAATAATAAAGAGTTTACAAAAGATACTAGGTTAAATGTAAAAACAATTCGTATGGTTCTATTTCAATCAGCAAAATATAGATTCGCTAAACCAGCATTTCATAGGTATTTTCAAACAGGAGTACGTTCACAGATTATTAAGGTTGAGCCTAAGAATTGGAAGAGTGTTTTATCAGAGAAGGCAGAAATGTTTTTTGATAAAAGGGGCAAGAAGATAAATGAATTAATAATTCATAAAGATTCGTATAGAAAGAAAAATAAAAAGTGAGGGATGCTACCGAAACGGTTTTATTCACATAATGCCCATGGGCACACATAATATGAACATCCCCCACTTATTTAATTACTGATCAGCTAACTTCTTAAAATACTCCAATGTATTTTCTGATTCAGAAGATTTATCCATACCTTCTTGAGCTCTAGTAGTATCATCATCACTTTCGTTGATAGTACCAACATAATCATCAGTCGATTCGGATGCTACTACAGTTTTGAATCGTGATTCTAGTTCTTGATAAGATTTAAACTTATCTACTGAAACAATATCTTGAAGAGAATATTGTTGTTTCCAAATCTCCTCACACTTATCATCATCACCACCTAGTAATGGAGTTGGTGTAGCAAACTCTGACTTATCATAATTTGCATAACCTTCTACCTGACGAATTTTCAGTTTAAAATTAGCACCTTCCCAAAAATCAGTTGGGTTAATAGGTGTTTCATCTTTAAACTCTGGATTCATCACACTGGTAATTTTCTCAAAGATTTTCTTTCCGTAACGAAAGAGAAATACCTTTCCTTCGTTTTCAGAATTAGTACTATCTTCAAGGACAAGAATGTTGCTGTAGTAACTTAACTTTCGTTTTCGTTCTCTTGCAATAGTCTTATCTGACTCAATACCAGAGTTCCACAGAGCAGTGTTTGCTTTTGAAACAGGATCATCTTTACCAAGTGTGGTTAAAGAATTCTCAATGTACCAACCACCTGGCCCCTTAAATCCATGTGACCACATTTGTACCCAAGGGATATCTTCATTCTCACTTGCTGGGAGAAAACGGATAACAGCATAACCATTACCAGTGGTATCTCTTTCACACTTCCAAATACGATCATCACCGTAAGATGGTTTCTCTGCAAGTTTTTCAACCTGCTTAGTTAAAGATTGAAGATTTTTCATTCTATTATTTTTTAAATCTTTAAAACTTGACATATTATTCTCCTTATTACGTTATATTACGGATTTACATTACAAACTAATCATCGCAGCTACATTACAAAGGTAATTTTGTAACTTGTTTCTTCATCATATTCAAATCGTTAGCCTCTGCTTCAAGTTTATCTTTGATAGACCTATTAAGAAGTTTTGCAACCATCTCAATTTCTCCATCTATGTCATCAGCATATTTCAATATTGCTTCCATATAGGAAATTTTACTATGCTTTACTATTGACTCTATATTATTATTAACATCTATACTCATTTAAGATCCTTTATATTATCACAGATACCATACTTCTTTGATTCTTTGGCACTTAACCAAACATCAGTTGCTGGTAATAAAAATTGTCTAATTTTCTTTTCAGTTAATCCAGTACAATTTTTATAATGATTAATCATTCGTTTAGTAGTAAGTTCAAATTCTTTTCCTACTGCAACAAGCTCATGTTCTTTACCCCAAGAACCCCATGAAAATTGATGTGACATGATAGAGGTGTTAGGAGTTAAAGTTCTATGACCTTTAGTGCCTGCAATGAAAATCATAAATGCAGCTGATGCAACCATACCTATTCCAGTTGTATGAATTGGAAATGGACATCCTTTAATAACATCAATTACAGCAAATGCTGCGTTTAGATCACCACCAGGCGAACTAATAATAATCTGTAATTGTTTAGGTCTAGGTCTTGCCCAACTCTTAGTTAAAATAAATGAAATTAAATCTCTACATGATTCTGAATTTACTTCATCCATAAAAAGGTAAACACCCTTTTCTTCTGGAGTTGGCGGGGTTTTTGCTTCAACTGCTTTTCCTGTCATAGTTTCCCCTTTTGTTAAAGGTTTATCTGTATGGATCGATGTAGAAAACATGATCTCCTATAGTAGCTTTTTTTAACATATTACGATTCCAGTAAGGACTAATATCTATTCTATGGTAATGAGTTGCACCACCAAGAAAATCACTTACATCCCATTTTTCACCGTACCTATTTAATTGCACTGTCGGATCATTTAGCATTGCTCGTGCAACTACTATTGAAACTTTCCACGCCAATCTATCTCTTGGAACATCAGGTAAACCATCACAATACCAAGAAAATTGACATTTGTGCTTTATAATTTTTCCGTTACGATATCGTTTAGCTTGTTTAACAACTCTACATATCGTATTCGGAAAACGTCTGCTACTCACTCTATTTATAGTAACCAATGCGACTGCTACTTGTCCTTTAATCTTTTGATCCCTAGCTTCAAAATAAATATTTTCTGCAAGACACTTGAGGTCATTACCAGTAAATCCACTAAGAAAGAAAAAACAATACAACAATAAAAATAGTTTCATAATAAAAAAGGGGAGTGGTTTCCCACCCCCCTATCCTGTAAGTTAGAAAGTAATTAAACTCCCCAATAGTTATTCAATGCTTTTCGACAAGCATTAACAGTTTTTGCTCCACCATCAAGGTCACAATCCTTGAAAGCAGTGTTGCCAGTTGCTGGGCTTGTATAAATCTCTACCCAACGTGGTAGACCTGTAACATCGGACTCTGCTTTCGTAAGCTTACGAGCATTCTTACGTCCAACTTTAGGTTCACCCATCATTATAACTGCCATAAATTAATCTCCTATAAAAGTTTTACTTCAAATTATGCAATAACACTTATCATCACATTTACTAAACCAGTATAACACAATGGTATACATTATGTAAGGAAAAACATCTCCTTAACTAGCAGGAACTCCACAAGGGAAATGTCCTGCTATTGGTGCTCCAGCTGGATCAAATAATGGTGCTCCAGTAGGTGCATTCAATGGTGCATCTATTGGTGCATCTAACAATGGAGCTCCAGTAGGTACAGTCAAAGGTACATCTGTTCGATGTGCATCAATTGTGGGACAAGGAATCACACCATCTACAGGTGCTAACATTGGAACATGTTCTCCCATTGGTGCATCTAATGGTGCTTGATGATGTGGAACACTATCATGTAATATTACTGGAATATCTACATCTCCAGCTGATACTGAAGATACAAGATAATATCCTGCAACAAAAGAAAAAATAGTTAATACTGTTGCTACATTTTTATTCATATAATCTCCTATGAAAATTTACTACAATTATAGTGATGAACCATTCATCACTTATGGAGCGGGTAGGGAGATTTGAACTCCCGACCTTCACGTTGGCAACGTGATACTCTACCGCTGAGTTACACCCGCAAGTATTTAATAATTTCATTTTTTACAACTAACATATCTTCTTTGTTATTCACTTGTCTCAAATGTTCTTTAACTTTGCTAGGTGTAATCATTCCACACTTAACCATTATATTTTTTATTTGTGTACGTCTACCATTTAACCATTTTTCTGTTTGTGTATCATTTCTTTCTTTATGTCTTCTTGCTTCTTCTACAGCATCTACTGTAAGTATTAATACCTTTGAGTCATGTTTCTCTATCAACCATTCTATATCAACAGCTCTAAAGAATCTATCACCCTCAAATATAATATGTTTATAATTTGTATGTTCTTGGTCTATGAACTCTTGAAACTTCTTGATAGTACCATAACTTAATCTATCAGTACCACCAAACGGTTCACCTTCAGCATACCTACCTAGTACCAGTATGTCATTATGTTTCTGACAAGAGAAAAGTTTCATGGGCTCCACATTCTCAGCAGAGCCCAATCCACTTATTATTTCTCTCATCAAGGTAGACTTACCCGAACATGGGATGCCACCAATCATAATAATCATTTAGAACCTTTTTGTAAATTGAATACAACCGTTTCCAATTTACCATTATCAGTAGTTGTTTTACCCCCTTTTGCATGAGCATTTACATGATCAGCATGAAACTTCTTACCGTTTGCAATATGGCCGGGAGAAATTACAATACCATCAGTAGTTTTACCCTTTTGTTGTTCAAAGAGTTTTGTTCTATCGTCAAAAGTTCTCTTTTTATCTACTTTAACTATAAATCCCTCTTCAACAAACATTGGCACAAGTTCATCTTTGATAATTTTAAATCTATGGTCTGTTGAAGCAGGAGTATTCTTTGAAAACAAACCCTTAAAATTAACTCTAGTATCTGCTTTAGTCTCATATTTAAGTTCTTTATCATTACACATACTCGTAGCAAATACAATAACTCGCTCAAGAAACTCCTTTTTTGTAGTCTTATTAATAACAGGTAACTTATAATTTTCTTCTTCAAGAACTTTCAATAGATAGAAGAAGTCCACATAAAAATTCTTTTTTAGTTTCTTGTGTGGCCAGACCCATTCTTCGTCCAGCATAATTTTAACGTATGGTATAAAGGACGTTTCCCAAAATTTCACAAACCTTTCATACTTTGTATCAGTTGCTGAATTTGGTTTATATGCAGCATCATGTTCTATTTTTTTTGGAAATGAAGGTACTGGTTGCTCATCA